AATCTGCCTAATTTTTTATCAGTTTTCATTGCTTGATATTTTATTTAACTTTTTCATTCTATCTTCTTTGATTTTGATCATTTGATATTTTTGAATATTTACTATTGAGATACCATAAATAAATGGAACTTCCACTTTATCTCTAGTAAAAAATCCAATTTGAATTTCAAAATCATCATCATTTAATTTGTCAAATATTTTAGGTAATTCTATGACTTGCTTAAATTCCCCCAATATATTTGCTGTTTATATGTTGATTGTTTTGATCCATATTTGATCCTATTTGAATTTGGCTCAACTTCATATACAACTTTTATATTTTTTTCTAAAATATTTGTTTTGCATAGTATAAAGCAAAGACAAGAACAAATTGATCCTTTTCTAGAATAATTTTTTGGTTTACCATTGCCATTTGAAGCTTTTGAAATGAAACAAGGGCTCATAATTTTTTTGATATTTCTCATGGCGCAAAGATAAGAATACTTTGTTAAAAATACAAATTAAATTTTTTAAATTTTGTTTAGAAAATCCTCTCTAATCTTTATTTTTGATTTGATACATTCAATTTCTTTTTCATTATTATCATATGATAATTCGTCATATAAATCATCTAAAGAACTTATAATATTTTCTATTAAAGAAACTTTTGCACTTTTTCCAATTCTAATTTTCATAATTATTTATGCATTAAATATTTAACAATTCTTTCCCAATCAGGAAATTTTTGAGAATCAAATTTTATCCATTCTCCTTCGAAATTTGATTGACCAGCACCATCAGTATCGTCAATTAAATAATCCCCTTTTAAAAGTGATTTGTCCCCACACATTATAGTTTGTTTAAGAAAATTAAATCCTAAATGATCCCAAACCCATTGAGCTTTCTCAGTAAAACTATTAACATTAATGAATGATGGACGGGTTAAAATCCAGATATCATATTTTTCTTGAAGAATTTTTAAAGATGAAATTGCATCTGATATTTCTTCTAATCTTAGAAAGAATCCCCATTGTGCTTGAGGATATCTTTGTGTTGGTTTTTCAATAAGTGATTCTTGATGTGCTTTTTGAAAATTACACAATACACCATCCATATCAACATATAATCTTGGTTTTTTCATTCAATCATTTTTATTTTTATACCTTGTTTATTTCTTTCTTCAATGTCGGTTTGTATTTCTAATTTATTTTTGTCAGAATATGAAAGACCTTTGACTTCTATACTTTTCAAAAATACTTTCAATTTTTTTTCATCTAATTTAAAATTATTTTTTTCTGAATAGTTTTCAATTTCTCGTTTTACATTATCAATATTAAACCAACAAGTATAACATCCATCGTCAATTTGTCTGCTTGTTATATCTTCATCATAAGATGAAATTGTAAAATATTTTAATGCATATCCCCAATCAATAAATAATAATAATTTTTTCTTTTTAAGATTTTTTCTTAGTACTATTTTCATTTGTTTTTTAATTGCATTTTATCCAATTACACACAAAAGATTGTGGTATTCTTTTAAATAATTGAGTTTCGGTCATTGTATCACACTTAAATCTTTGTATAGTACAAGTTATTGATGCCCATAAACATAAACTAATAAATAAAATTGCTAATATTAATTTTAATTTTTCTGTAAGTTTCATCTGTTTTTTTTTATAAGTGATGTATTTAACTTTTAATCACATCAGTAAATACTGTTGTATTGTTGTAACAATCTTTTATTTTTATAAAGATAATAAAAATAATTGAAATAAAAAAATTAATAGTTACTTAATTCTCTGTCTGTGTCCCTTTTAATATCCTTTTCTTTTATTGACATACTTTTATCATGTAATTTTTTACCTTTTGCAATAAATATCGTAACTTTACAAAAACCTCGCTTATTGATAAACATATTTAATGGTACTATTGTAAGACCTTTTTCTTTTATTTTTGCTTTAATTTTTTTCAATTCTTTTTTAGTAAGCAATAATTTTCTTGGTCGTTTAGGCTCATGATTAAATTGATTGCTGAATTCATATTCAGCAATATATGAGTTTGTTAAAAATAATTCTTTGCCAATAAATACACAAAAACTATCAATAATTGACGCTTTTCCTTTTCTAATTGATTTTATTTCGCTGCCAAATAATTGAATGCCTGCACGGTATTCATCAAGTAATTCAAATTCATAATTTGCTTTTTTATTCTTTATTATCATTTGTGTTTGCTTTTTAAATTAATAATTTAATTCTTTTAATCTTTCTAATTTTTGCATTCTATCTTTCTTAATATCAATTATCTCAACCTGAGTTATATCAAAACTCATATATTCATAATACATATATTTTGTTTTTAATTTAACAAAAATCCTGTTTGGGTTATTTTTCATCTTATAAAAAGACTCATAATCAAAATGTAAACAATTTTTGTAAATTGGTTCAATTTTCTCACATTCAAATACGTAATTATTAATTTTTACTTTCACTATTGTGTTTGTTTTTAAATTCTTCTAATAATTCAAGTACATCAGTTAATTCTTGAAGTTTATTTTTGTTTAATTGAAATACACTATCATATATTTCTCTTTCTCTTTCTGACATTGATTCAAGTTTTGTTAAATCAATAAAATCTTCTATTTTAACCTCTTTTTTCATTTATTTTTTCAAGTTTTAATTTTCTTTCTTTTTTAATATCAATAAAATAATCATATAGATAAAATTCTGTTCCAAATTTAATATTATATATGCGCACATTTTCATTTTCAGTAGATAGATATACATCATTGTCGTATATTATATTTATTATATAATATGATCCTTTTTTATGAATATGATAACCGCCAATACTATTAATATAACCATGATTATTATACATATCTTTTATACATAATAATTTTTCACCTTCTTTTATCATTTATCTTTTCAAGTTTTAATTTTCTCAATTCTTTTATATTATAAAAATAATCACTCCAATAATAACACTTTCCATTTTCACCAATAATGCTTAACATTTCTAATCCTGTTAAACCATTTTTATCTACTACTTGATGACTAACATCTATTACCATATAAGTTTTATTAATAATAATATTGGAATCACTATCTTTTTCTAACCCATTAACTTTTTTTGGAAATGTTTTACAGGTAACATAATCACCACGTTTTCTCATTTCATTAAAATTTTACCTTTATTTGGAAATATATAATTTTTTTCTATTTCTTTAAAAACTTGATCAACTGTTGGATGACATTTATATAAATTAGGATCTGGATCAATATCTTGCCCAATAGTTTCTACTCTTTCTAAACAAAATGCTACGGGTGCCATTTTCATATGAGTTCCATTATGCCTAATATTATATTTCATATCTGATGCACACAATAGTTTGCATTCTCCTGAGATATAAGAGTACTTATAATCTTGTGTGCCGTTTCTATATGGCGCTCTTAATTTGTAATCAACCGAACTCCCTAGTTGAATAATATAGGTATTAGTTGTGCCTGCAAGATGTAATATACCAGAATCCATTGTAATAATTAGTGATGCTTTATTTAAAACATGCCAAGTTTGATGTATATTTATTTTATTTACTAAATTTAACCCACATTTAATATTTAATTCATATACAGGTTTTTTTATTTCATAAGTTCCTATTTCACTTGAATTTTTACCAACAATAACAATTGGAACACCAAGAATATTCAATTTATCTATTAATTCTTGCCATCTTTCTTTTTCCCAAGTTCTTGATGGCCAAGTTTTTGATGGATGTATCACCATATAATTTTCTGGCAATTCATCAATTAATTCATAAGGATCTGGGTAAAATTTTATTTCCATTTCTTCTGGTAATAATTGAAAACCTGAACTTATTGCGTGTAATTGCCTAATATCTGTTCTTGTGTGTACAAATTTGTCAACTTTAAATGATTCTATTAATGTGTCACCTTCTTCAATATTATAATTGTTTGATAACGTAATATATGGATAATTTTTTAATAATTCTGGTTGATATGTAAACACATGAATATTTTTATCATATACTTCACTAAGTTTTTTTATAGTGGGTATAGAACATAAGGTGTCACCAATACTATTTGAACCGATTAATACTAATATTTTATTCATTTAAATTATAAAAATTATTTCTCTAATAGTTTAATAAACATATCTAAAAATAATTCATTTTTCTCCACACATTTTTCCGTAGTTTTCATGAACCAGGTATAATTTGGTTCAAGGTATATACTTTCTATTTCATTACCATTTGTATCTTCTATTTTAAGACAACGAACACCATTATCAACTAAATGTTTTATTATATCCGTATTAGTTTTTATATTTTCTTTTTTAATTAACGAATACCTCTTTGGTGTAGTATTGCTAAAAGAAAATATTATATTTTTATAATGAAATGATTTATCAGGATTATTACTATAAGAAGATAACATTGCGGATAATGTGGATTTAGGAGTTTTACCATTTGTTTCTATTTCAATTCCATTAGCGAATATTTCATTATAAATTTCTGATGTTGATAAATTATCTTTTTCTTTTAATATTGCTATTGCAGCGTCTTTTATTTTCATTTTCATATTGAGATTTTATTTTATATATAATATAAATTTGATAAAGTTTGCTAATATTTGCTAATTTTATAAATAAAAGCAAACTTTATCAATTAATTATAATTGTAAAAATAAAAATATCACTTTAATAAGAATTAGATATGATGAAAATATTTAGATAAACTTTCTTTTTTGAATAGTATATAAATTTTATGCCAAATCAAGAACTAGATAACGAATATATTAAATCTAAAATTGAAGAAGTCTTAAAAATTGCCCATGCGGATAAACGCAAATGGAGATTAAAAGATTTTCCTGATAGACTTCAATTTTCCTGCCCAATTTGTGGAGACTCCCAAAAGTCACCAGGCCAGAAACTTAGAGGAGTACTTTATAAAAAAAATATGCAATTTATATGTTTCAACGAGAGTGGATGTAATCGGAGTTTCTTAAATTTATTAAAAACTTTCAATGTTGAAATTGATCTTCAAAAGAAAATGGACATTTATAATTATATTGATACAAATATTCATTTTTCAAAAAACGAAGATACATTTATTCTTCAGAAACTTGATAAACTTATTGATATAGATTTTCTTACAGAGTTTTTAAATAATCATCCTGAAACACAATTTTCTAATTTTTCACCAATTAAAATTAACTCCGCACAATATCAATATCTTAAGTATGATAGATTGATTAATAATTTTGATGATATATATCAAGCAGATTTTATTATTACTCCTAAATGGACGGAAAAGGTTATTGTAATGCTAAATAAATCAGGTAAAAAGGTTTTAGGACTTCAAACTAGAAATTTAAAACCTGGAGATAAAAGAATATTCAAAATATTCAATTTTGAAAAATTATATAATATGGTTCATCCAGATGATCCGTTAGATGAGATTGAAGCAATTTCTTATAATAAAATATCAAATTTCTTTAACATATTAAATGTGAACTGGGATAAACCTGTGACTGTTTTTGAAGGTTATTTAGATTCAATTTTTATGAATATAAATTCAGAAAATAATTCTATTGGAGCAATTGGTCTTAATTCCATTGACGATATGTCTTTTTTAATGTCTGAGGATTTAAATATTCAATTTTTTTTTGATCAAGACAACATAGGTGTTCGTAAATCGGTGAGTATGATAGAAAAGGGTCATAAAGTGTTTTTATGGCAAAAATTAATTGAAGATTTAATAAAAAATAAAATAGATAAATACAAAGCTAAAAATTATTTATTAAAAATTAAAGATTTAAATAAATTGGTACAGGAAATAAATAATTTGGAAATTTTTAAAAAAATAAATTTACAAAAATATTTTTCTAATGATATATTTGATAAGTTTTATTTAGATTATACATTATACCCAAAAAATGGTAAAAAATGAAATTATGCCTAAACAATTTACAAAAGAGATAGTATTATCTAAATTGAAAAATCTACATTTAGATAAGTATGATTATTCTATGTTAGAATTCAAAAATACTAATTCAAAAGTTAAAATTATATGTAAAAAACATGGAGTGTTTGAACAAAAATTGATTAAACATTTAAATGGACAGGGCTGTCCTAAATGTTATAATAGAAATAAAACTGTGAATGACGTTAAAAATCATTTTAGTATAAAACATAATGGCAAATATGACTATTCTTTATTTGTAGAATATATAAATAGAAATCAAAAAATTGATATTATATGTCCAGAACATGGAATATTTAGTCAAAAAGTTGGCAACCATTTAGATGGAAAAAGCTGTCCTAAATGTTCTAAAGTTTATAGACCAAGCACTGAGGATTTTATAAAAAAATGTAAAGATATAAATGAAGATTTATATGATTATTCATTAGTTGAATATGTTAATTGTAAAACAAATATTAAAATAATATGTAGAGAGCATGGTATCTTTGAACAAACTCCTAGCAATCATTTAAAAGGTCAAAATTGTCCGTTTTGTGCTGGAAATAAAATGTCAACTGAATATTTTATTAAGAAATCTAAAGAAGTTCATAATAACAAATATAATTATGAAAAAAGTATATTTATTGATGCTAAAACTAAAGTTATTATAACGTGTCCTGAACATGGAGATTTTGAGCAATCACATCATTCACATTTAATTGGATTTGGATGTTCGATCTGTTCTGGAATGAAAAAATTAACGAATGAAGAATTTATTAAAAGATCAAAAAATATAAATGGCGATAAATATGATTATTCATTAGTCGATTATTTTAATGGAAAATCTAAGATAAAATTAATTTGTTTAATACATGGTGTATTTGAGCAAAGCCCTAGTTTACATATAAGCCATAAGCAAGGCTGTCCAAAGTGTGCAGGCCGACATAAAACAACAGAAGATTTTATAAAATTATCAAAAGAAATTAATGGTGATAAATATAATTATGATAAAACAATTTTTATTAATTTTAATACCAAAGTTATTATAACTTGTAAAAAACACGGTGATTTTGAACAAACTCCTGCTCATCATTTAAATGGACAAAGTTGCCCAATATGTAATTTATCAAAAGGTGAGAATAAAATTAAACAATTTTTAGAAAAATTTAATATAAAATTTAATAGGCAAAAAACGTTTGATGGTTGCGAATATAAAAAGAAATTACAATTTGATTTTTATTTACCTGATTATAATATTTGTATTGAATATGATGGAATACAACATTTTAAACCAATTGATTTTTTTGGTGGTGAAAAATCATTTAGTGAATGTAAAGAAAAAGATAATATGAAAACAGACTATTGTGCTGAAAATAATATAAGCCTTATAAGAATACCATATTATGACAATGTTGATAATTATATGAATTTGATTAAAAATTATAAAAATTATAAAAAGAAATGAAGCATTTACAATTAATAGCATCGCATCAAACATTAGAAAAATATATAAAAGAACATAATAATCTTAAATTAGATAAATTTATAAATTTATATACTTATCCGGAATTTCAAAATAATATTATTGAATCATTTGATAAATTATATTTTAATACAGAATATAAAATTTATGATTATATTTTTAATGACGAATATTCAAATTATAAAAATCATAATGGATATCAAATATTTTTTGAAACTGATTCTAAAACAGAATATAGAATAGATTTAATACCAGTTATTAATTATAATAAAAATATAAATTCAGATTTTGTTTGGAGTTTATCATTTACATTAAAAAAATATGATATAAATTCAGAAGATTATGAAAAACTCACCGAATTATATGAAGAAAAAGAGGTTTTAATAAGAGTTGGTGATATTTTAAATCAATTAGATATTGAGAAATATTTTGTTATTGGTAAAACAATAGACCCTAGGAAATTAAATTTATATAAAAATGTTTTACTTTATGTTTTTAAAAATTACAATATAGATTTTAATTACTGTGAGGGAATGATAGATAATAAAGGATTGTATGCTTGGATTTAATAAATAATAAAAAAAAATTATAAAAATAAATAATGACAACGTATAATGATTGGTTGATTAATGATGATTTTTTTTATGATATAACAAGTAGTTATGATCAAAATCAAGTTTTTGCTGATCCGCTTGATGCTCCTTTGTCAGATGAGGAAATCCTAGATAGAATGGATATTAAAGTTATTGAGCAATATTTAAGAAGACGAAAATTAGAAAAATTAGAAAAAGATTTAAAATGATAACAGGACCACCAAATTCAACTACACATCATACAACAAGGGTTCCGTATTGTGAAATATGCAATAAATACGGAAATTATTATGATAATCTTAATACTAATTGCTATTCACTAATAAAAGATGGTAATAGTTGGCATATTCTTTGTGATAAACACAAAAAAGAATATGATGTAAAATACAATATGAAATTGAGGAAAGAAAAATTGGAAAAAATAAATAATTATTATGGTTTGGGGTGTTGATGGTGGAATTGTAGATGAAAAAAGATTGAAACCATTAGGTTTAATATGTGATGGAGGAGGAACAAATAAAAAAGGTGAAATGACCTGGCATGTTTCTGATAATAAAGATTTTGATGTGTATTTGATAAGAAATGATTTTGATAATGTGGAAAAAATTTATGAAAAATTCAAAAAAACATTAAGAAGAGATAAACTAAAAAAGATAAATGGAGCAATTTAAACATAAATATAATATTGGTGCTAGAATAAGATATAAACATCATTTTAGTAATAATTCACAAGAATTATATGTAATTAAAGATGTTTGTTGTGAAGAAAAAAACAATTATTGTTATTATGAAGTAATAGGACTTGCGGTTGCCAACGAACTGACTCCATTTATAGATTGTAAGTTGCTAGAAGATAATACAGAATCATTTCAAGAAATAAGAAAAGAAAAACTGAAAAAGATAAATAATATATATCAGTATGAAAGTAAGACCATTTTATGAATTAACTTGGAAAAACTCTAAAGATAGAGAAAATTATGAACGTCAAGGTAATTTTGATACTATTGCGTCATTTGAGATGTGGGGAACATGTAATGGAAAATCAATGAATATTAAAAAAAATACGCCTATTCATATTGCATCGGTTGAAACAAGAGACACAAATCCTAATTTTTATCTTGTTATTATAGAAAAAGAAAAAGATGTCATCAAAACTCAATTAGATGAACAACAATTATTAAATTTAGGTTTTACAAAAATATAGTTAAAACTATAATAGAAATCCATAAAAGGCAATCTAAATAAAATAAAAATGCATTAAATTCCCCATAGTTATATGTGATAGGAAATAATTTTCTCCAATTAAAATTGTTCATTTTGATTTATTTTGTTTAATTTTCTTTTTCTTTCTTCTTTAATATCATTAAATATATATTTTATATCTTCTTTAAAATTTTCCAATTTTAAAAGTTTTAATTCTGACTTATCAAATGCATTTATTATTGTTAAATATGTACTAACTTTTCTTAACGAAATTGTATTGGAGCATTCATCAAGTATGAAAGGATATTTTTTAGCTATATTAAATTGTTCTGTTGTCATAATGAAAATATTGAATTTAATACAGATAATCTCTTATTAATAGTTGGTAAACCAATTGGTTCCAAGAATCTATTAACAATTTGTAATACTGTTAAGTCAAATTGCTCATCATAGTCAATTTTAACACCTTCTTTTTCACAAATTTCATAAGGGTGCATTGATCTCATATAAGCAAAGACATTATTTTTAGGATGATTACAATAATAATATTTTATTCTACCACCTCTGATATTATCATATTTAGTTTTATATTCTGAATTTTTATTTAGCAAATAATTATGTAAAGCTGCTGCTTTAACTCCAAAGTGAGCACCTTTAACAGTCACAACATCAGTAACATCATCTATAACTTTTGCTGTATAATTTGAGCAACTTGTAGTCATGGATACTTCTTCAATATCTGCCATCATAAATTGCTTTTTAAGGTCTTTAACTAATAAAAGTATCTTTCTAATGTTTAGATTATCAGGATTTGCAAAAATATATTTTAAGAATTCAAAAATATTTTCTCTAACAAATGGCGGAGTTGATGATTTAACAATTTCAACACCTTTTGGATAAAAATAACTTAAGTTTTCGTAGAAAATACCATCTTCATAAACTACATTGTTAATATAATTCTTTTTTTGTATATGAAGAGCCGAACGATTAATTGTTTCAAGTTCAAAGTCATGAATGTTTTTAACACCAAATTTAGCGGCATATTCATCAAGGTATTGTGTAAATAATTTTTTAACTATTACTCTATCAAGGTGTAATATAAAATCTAAAGTGTCTCCTTTATATTCACAAGATTCTACCATTGGCGTAAAAGAAATATAAAGAGAGTTATGAACTAATATATTATTACCAATAAATGTATGTGTTTCGTCATCTACTTCAATATCATAAACATATTCATCTTCAAATTCTCCTATCATTTCACATGATTCTATTTCATCAAAATAGTATTCAATTTCATTTATCATTTTTTAATTCTTTAATTTTTGTTAAAATATCTTGAATTGACATTCCTTTAGTTTCCCAAATAACAATTGTGTCAATATTAAAATCTTTTTTTAAGAGTTCTATTCTTTCTTTATCATCATCCCAAATTTGTTGTGTAGTTTTTTTATCTCCTTTAAATGAAAATGGAATATCATCTGCTTTATATATTTTAGGATTTCCGTGCCAAACATTACCGTAATATTCTATGCAAATTTTTATATCTTCTATATAATAATCTAAAAAAACATATCTACCATTTGACAGCATTTTACCAAATTCAAATCCGTCTTTTTTATAATAATATGTTTTATATTTTTTACCTAAAATTAAATCTATTCTATCAAAAACTTCACCTGAAATTTTTGACGGTAAATAAATATTATTATGTATTTTATTTATATACAATTCTTCACCTTTTTCTTTACCATATTTTTTGATAAAGTGATCTAATGTCACTTTTTTATTTTTACATAATGTTATCCAATATTCTAATCCATATTTATTTATAACATATTCTTTTGATTTTGTCTCTTTCTGCTTATTAATATATTCATCCCATATTTTAACTCCATCATCTTCTCCATGCCTGTCAATTAAATTTGATAGTGTTATGGATCTACTTTTATTATAATCATTAAAATTATCTATTGTCCAATTATGAGTTTTATTTTTATATTCAAAACTATTAGTGTATGACTGTTTAGAGACATAAGAATCCCATTTTTCTAATCCATCATTTTCCCCATATTTTTTAATAAAATTATCTTTTGTTACTCTATAATTTTCATCTTTATATTTCTTGCCTATTTCTTTTGGTATATCAAATGCATATTCTGTAATATCATTCATTTTATTAAATACTCGTGATTTATTCATTTCTTGATATTCTGGAAATTCTTTTGTTAAACAATCTTCACATACACATAAATAATAATCTTTATCATATATTGTTTTTGTTGATAAATAAGATTTTTTTAATGGTACTAAATTATATTCACGAGTAACACTAAATGTTGAATCATAATAATATATTGGTCCATCACAATATTTACATCTTTTATGATTTTTAAAATTGTCTTTTAAAATTTTATCATAACTTTCTTTGGTTTTATTTTTAATAAACCAAGACACCCAAGTTTTATTGTATTGAGAATTATTTTTCCTTTTTGTCATATGGTGATACTTTTATCTCTATATATAAATGTAAATATTTCATTTTTTTCTAATAGATAATATTTTATCTGTTTTTAAAATTTCGGATGGCTTGAGTTCTAATTTTTTACCGTCTCTAAATACTATCATAGAGTGATCATTTGTAACTATAATTTCTTCACCTGATTTAGTTTTGAGTTTCCATTTTGATTTAGATACTTTATGTTTTATGATCCTTTTAACAGTTGCATAATAAAGTTTTTTATTTTCATCCCAATTTAAAACTTTTTCTTCGCAATTAACAGATTCGTGCCCTTTTAATGTTATACCAGCAGAACCAGTATTTATATTTTTTTCATATAAATGTTCTATTGTAAAATCTCCATTATTTGTATTTATAATAGTATTAAAAGCCACAGAATCTGTATCACCATAAATAGTTATAGGGGAATCAGTTGATATTTTTTTAATATTAGAAAAATCGTGTATGTTTCTGCGATATAAGACATTATAACCAGCAAGTTCTTGCTTATCTTCTTTTAAATCATATTTCATTATGTTTAATTTAGATAATAAATCATCAATAGAAGGATGTGAATAATGAATATTTTCACCTTCTCTATTTAATAAGAAAAATTTACCATCTTTTTCAGCAACATATTCAATCCCAAGTTTTTTGTGTGATTCAATATCTAAATGCCATTCTGTATAGAAATAATGTTCTATTTTCTTTAACATATATTGGATCACATCACGACCCATAGCCGTGATAGCATTTGCTATATGTGAATTTGATAATACGAATTTTGGGTGTGCGAAGGCACCGTATGTGCCGTTAATAACAAGTTTTAGAGCAAGTTGCATTGCTTTGGCTCTATCGTAATCTGCTTGGGTTTCGTCTATTTTTTTCTTTAATTCTGATACTTTTTCTCTTTTTTCTGCAGCAGTCATCTATAAAATTTCTTTTCTTTTTATAGACGTTTATTTAGAATTGGTTTAAATTAAACAAGATTTAAATATATTAAAACCTTATCTAGATGAAATGCAACATAATATGAAAATATAGCAACAGGTACAAGTAATGCTATTAATATTCTAAACATTATTATATCATTTGTGATAGTGTTTATATCTAAATTATTTGATTTCATTTTTCTATTTCATTAAGACCTATTTTCATTCCAAGATTAAATGCTTCTTCAGATGTTAATGAATCTTTTTCTGCTATACTACCAAATATTGGATGTTTACACATAAATAAAGTTTCTACCCTTAATCTAGTGTCATCATTGTGATATCCAGCATAATATCCGAGATTATATTTAGCCATTTGAATAGCAGTCATGTTAGATGTAGGATCTATATTTTTTTCGATAAATCTAACATAATCATATAAATATTGATCAGCATCGTGTTGATCTGTTATTTTCATTGCTGGATCTAAACATTCTCCATAAGTTAAACTTTCTTTGTTTTCAGGATTAAATTTTGTCATTTTGTTATTATTAATTCGTTTTTGAATATTCTATTTTTGCCATCATATTTATAAATTGTAAAATCTTTATATAAATCTCGTATAAATGTGCAATCTTCATATGATAGTGTAAATTTTCCTTTTAGTTTTTTTATTTCATCATACAATTCAATGTGAAATTGCCTTGAATAATTTTCACACCCTGAATATAAAAATTCTTTCTTAAAATATGGTGGATCTAAATAAAAAAATGTTTTTTCTGAGTCGTATAATTTGAAAATTTCTTTATAATCTAAATGATGAACTTTATCAGCATAAATTTTTAAATTGTAATTATTTATATCATTATAAATTAATTTTTTAGGAGACTTATCAATATCTTTTAATCTTTCTTCAATTAAATAACATGCAACAGAAAAAGAGCCAGCGAATGGCTCTACATAAATTTCTATGTTATTTGGAATATGTTGTGAGATAAATTCTTCGTATAATTTCTTTTGTTTTTGCCCGTAAAATTTCATTTCATTAAATTTAACCATTCATTAAATAATTGTTTGGCTGTTGATTCGCTATCATTTAAAAGTTCTTTAAATGTATCAAATACTTTACCATCTTTATGTAATCTATGACTTATTGTATTAATTATTTCTAAATTATTATTACTTATTTTAATTTTTTTACTATTTATGAATTTTTTTGTAGGCTCTACTTCATGATAAAAAATGTCATATTCGTCAAAATCTCCACCAAATAACCTGAAACCACTATCACTCAATAATTTTAAATATGTAGAAGCATCACTCATTGACGCAGAGTTAATATTAGTTACATTATTTGGTAAAAATACGGAAAATTCAATAGTTTCTCTACCATAACTAGTATTTTCGTTATATGGTAATTTATTATAAATATCTTGCACTTTTTCTTGTTCATCTTCTGATAAATCATCATATTTAATATCGTTTTCATCGTTATAATTTTCTATAAAATTATCCCAATCTTTTTTACATATATTAACTCTATATTCTTGAAAATTAGTTTCATCTGGCAATACCAAACCTTGACCATGAAGCCATTTTCCAGGACCAATGGTCATAATACCAAGTTCATATTCGCTTAATAAATCAATAACTTTTGATCCTAATTCATAATCTATTTTTTTATTTCCAGTATATGTGACTTTTTTTTCACCTGAAAATCCAGGTGTCCAATTTTCCATATCTGAAAAATTTTTAGTTTGTATTTCTTCTGTAAATTTTTTAACTTTCATATTAATGTTTTTTCTTTTTGTATCGGGTATATAAAAAACCGATAAATGGTATAAGCAACGAAGATAATAAATATTGCCAATTTTTTATAATAAATTTAGTTATTTTTTGAAAAAAAGTTTCATTAGAATAAACATAAATAAGACCATCATAAACTTGATAACTTTTACTTTTATTTTCATATATAACATCCACTATAAGAGATAGTTTATTTTTACCTTTATTTAATGGCGTTATATCCCACGTCCATCTTGTGTAATCACCAATTTCTAAAAATTGCTCAGCATTTGTTTTCGATGTAATAATAAAATTTATTCCGTTTGATGAATCTACTAATCTTGCTCTCATAACTGGCGCAATTCTAATAGTATCCGTATGTAAATTATTATCTTTGAATGTTTTTATATCTGCTATTATAGTTTTTATATCAACACCTTTAGATATTGTCATATTTACTTCAGTTATAACTCCAATTATCATAGTATCTTGAATAACATAGTTTATACTACCTTTATCAAATCCTGGTGATTTAGAAATTGTTGCTGGTTTTATATTTGATTTAACTTTTTTAACAACTGGAATATCTTTTTTTACTTCTGATTGATTAATTGATATTTTTGTTAATATAGATTTAGGTTTAGATTCAGGCTTTGGTTCAGGCTTTGGTTCAGGCTTTGGTTCAGGCTTTGGTTCAGTCTTTTGTTGATAAAATTCTATTGATACTGATTTTTTAATTGGTATTTTACTGGTATTACAAGAATATGCTAAAAATATTAAAATAATAAATAGTATTTTTTTCATTTTAGATGTTATATTTTTTTATTGCTAACATTTTTACATAAAACATAATCACCAACTTGAGGCTCGCCTTCGTTTACTGATTCAAATATTTTAAATTTAGTTATCACACAATATATATAAAAACCAAAAATTGAGAATTTAAAAATAATATATACAACATATGGAAAATTTAGGAATTATAAAACAAGCAAAATCTGATATATTTAAGGCGATGCACCCTATTATTACTTTTTATATAAATAAAGGTGCTAAACCTGTATCACTTAGGAAATATTATAAGAATAGTAAGAGATTTTCTGATCTTTTAAGCGATATAAATAATAAGGGTGTTAATTTAGTTAAAGATGAAAAAGAATATGAAAAGTTGGTGAGAGAAATACTAAATGAGATTTTAGATGATTTTATTGCCAATGATAAGGATAAAGAATATAAAAATAAACAAGAAAATAAAATGAAACATATTAAAGAATTTAATTCATATAATGAAAGTTTATTAGCTGAAGTTGGTAAGTTTTTAGTTTGTGCATATTTAGTTTATGAATTTTTATTATGGGTAGCTAAAAAACAAATTAATAAATCAAAGAACGATAGAGATAGAAAAAGTATAACAAGTTTATTAACAGGATTGAAGAACATGAACAATGTACCAATTTCAGATTTTTCTGATAGATTTGTAATGAATGTTAATAATGCTGATGGCGGCACTACTAATATAAGAGTGTTAAAAAATGAAAAAGAAATACTCATTTTTAGCAAAAATTATCAAAATGAAATTAGAATTAAATTAGAAGATGACGAATATAGTAATTTATTAAAAATAATAAAAAAATAAGAATATGAATGAAATATTAAATATAACAAAATTTACAGAGTGGTCGTCACTAAAAGAATTTCAAATACCTAATGTTAAATTAGATGAATTTTTCTATAATATTAAATTGGCAGGGCCAAAATATACTAAAATTCTTGTTGAGTATTATAAAAGTTATGAACAATATATTGACTTGATTGATAAAAAGAAACATCAATACAAAGTTAATGATTTGACTGGTGATATTCTTGGTACAGAGAGAGTAGTATTTAGATCATTTATTTTTGATAAAGAAGATATTGAAAATATTAGAGAAAATTTAGTGACTTATGCATTATCAGAGTTTTATCGTGAAATTCCGGATTCATTAGATGTTTTTGGCATAAAATTAAAACCATTGACTTATATTAATAAAGACGCGGTTAAATTTACATTTCAACAGACTATAACTTTTGATACAACATTAAATGTTATTTCAACATTAGGTGAGATGACATATGAGAACGAGTATAATGGCTATTATATTTGGTCAGATAAGAAAAAATAAATAAATAGTATGAAATATTTAAAAAAATATGAAATTTTTTCAAAGTATAAAAAAATTACTAATTCAACATATTGGACAGATGATGAAATAAAAGAATTAGAAAAACTTAATTTCTACAAAAAAAATATTGGTTCTAAATCGCCAAAATATTATCATTCATTGGATTCTGTTGTTGATATAGCAGTTAAAAAAATAAAAGATGAAGGTGCTTTTTTTTATAAAAAAGAAATAAATATAAATGGTAAAAAAACTATTGAAAAATTTAATTCTTTTACAGAATTATTAAAACATGTAAATAAAAATAAAGAAAAGTTAAAAGTATAATGGGAATCATAAAAACACGTGCTGAATATGATAAAATGAAAATTGATATTTTAAAAAAAATTGATAATTTTATTTATGATTATAATGAATTTACTAGAAAAACAAATTCTAAATATTGGAGAGTTTGCGGTGAATTAAGTGCGGAATTAAATAATATTAAAGGAGAAATTCCAAGATTTAAACCATTAACTAGTAAAGAATTATCACAATCATGGATTAGAGATGAAATTTTGACTGATGAAGAAAAAATTGAATATGAAAATATAATAAAATATAATTTATGAAGTATTTAAAAGAATATAATAATTGGATAACTGATGTGACTGATAAGAATGTTGTTGTTAATTATGGTGATAAAAAACCAAAATTATCTGATGTTGTGATTGATACAATAAAATTTATTGAAGATAATTTTGATAATATTAATCCTGGTATAAATAGTACAAACGAATCTAGTGTTGGGTTTAAATATGGATTGAATTTTAGTAAAATATATATTGGTTGTGAAACAAGAGATAACGGCTATAAAATTCCATATATATGTTTTAATTACCATGATGCTAATAATGCTAATTCTAATTATTCTATTGATATCACAGAAGATGATTATGAATATTTAAAAAAATATTTTTATAAAATATATAGAATATTTAGAAAAAAGGAACAGGAAAAAGATGAGGAAGAATATAAAAAAGAGTTACAAAAGATAGAAAACAAAAAAATAAAAAAAGATATAAATAAATATAATTTATGAAAATTGAAAAATTCAACGAAAAAATAGCATCTAAAGATGATAAGGAACTTAGTGAGTTTATAGAACTTGTTATTAATAAATTTTATCCTGATGATGATTTAGGAAATATGGGATCATATGAAGCTAAACTTGGTATATCTGGTGTAAAAAAATTTATAAGATCAAGTTTTTATTTTATGGCTATTGATGAAGATGAATTAAAAATAATGCAAAGTGTATCTGATTATTTTAAAAAATTTGATAGTTCAGCAAAAATTGTTATTAGAAGTTTTTCAGAAGATAAAGATATGGTAGAATGTTTAATAGATGTTAATTTATTAGCATATAGTAAAATATTTAAAGATCTAATTATTTTAAAAAATACTAAAAAATATAATATATGATAACAAAATTTAAATTATATGAAAAACATAAGACAAATAAATATCATCTTGATGATTTTGTTATTGTTAACAATACTAAATTAAATAATCGTTTAGTAATAATAAGTGAAATATCAATAAAATATGATGATATATATTATCTTGTATGGAATGCAGATAGTGAGATGGACGATGAACAATTTACCATTAAAGAAGGTGATATAGTTAAAAAAATGCCATCATATAAGGATGGTGATTATTTAATAATAAAAGATTATCATACCCACAAGCCTACACCCATGATATGTAATGGTGATATTTGTGATTGGTTTATTGGAATGCGTAGTTTTAAAGATAAAGAATGGATCACAGAACCGTATTCTAATATAATTAGAAAAATGAATAAAAAAGATTTAGAAACATATAAAGATATTATTGAAAGATATGAAATAGAAAATAGAAAAGAAAAATATAATATATGAAAAATATAAAAAAATTTGAAGAATATAAATTTGAGTATGATGATGATATTGCTACTGAATATACTAAATTAATTGTTTCAAAATATATAGATAAAAAAAATGAAGAAACATTAGAATCTGTGTATTATGATGTTGTTAAAGGAGATGATTTAGATGAGGATCAAGCTTATATTATAAAAAATACAATGCAGGTTTATCTTTATAATTTATATTTAGAATCTAAAGATATTAAAACAATTATAGGTATAGAAGCAAATAAATATAATATATGAAAATACAAAAATTCAATGAAAATTTAGAATATAAATATTGTTATTTTCTTACTATTCATGAAAATTTTGATGAAAATTATATATTTGATTCAGAAAAAGACATATGTAATTTTATGATAAATTACATATATTCATTTTTTAAAAGTCACGAAAATGTATTAGTAGAAATTGAAGAAGATTGGGATATTATAAATTTAAATAAAATAGATGATATATTTGTGTGTTATAATAATTTAGAATGTGATTATGATATGACTCATATTATTTATGAAAAAGTAAAATATTTGGAAAATATAGAATTAAAAAATTGGATAGAAGTTAGAATGAATTCAAAAAAATATAATATTTAAAATGATAGAAAAAGATTTACAAATAAAAGAGTTATATGAACTTAAACATATGAATGATAAGATTGAAAGTGGATTTGATTATGAAGAAGGATTGCTTAGAACATCATTTTCTAATGTAATGTTTCAAAATAAAATGACAAATGATTTTTTAAATAAAATAAAATCTCTTTTAATATATACAATAGAATCAAATTTAATTGCCAGAAATTGGTTTAATTATACCGTATCTCGTTATTACTCAAAGCATAACAATTAAAAATACCTGTATAATTAAAAAAGTTTCAAGCAGGACCAAACATTTTTTATATATACATATAAAAAAGATATGTTATTAACAACAAAAGTTTCAATTTCTATACAAGGTGGAAATATTCATTATTATAGAAATTTAGGATATAATATTATTAAAGTAAAAGATATTATTACTATTCCTATTGATCAACTACCTAAAACCTCACACGAAAAAGTTTTGATAAAATGTGATAAATGTGGCTCTGAAAGGGAGAGTCATTATTTTGCATATAATAAATATTTAAAAAATTCAGTAGATAATGAATATTTGTGTTATAAATGTAATGATAAAAATAGAAAAAATACATTATTAGAAAAATATGGTGTTGATGCGTTGATAAAAAATGAAGAATTTAATGCTAAACGTAAAAAAACGATGTTGAATAAATTTGGATTTGAACATCAATGTCAATCAGATAAAATAAAGAAAAAAATAGCAAATACTAATTTAGAAAGATATGGCGTTGAACATCCAGCACAATTAAAGAAATTTAGAGACAAAATAAATAAAACAAATTTGGAACGATATGGAAATATTAATTCGCTGATAAATGAAAAAACTGCAGAAAAAACATTTAACACTATGATTGAAAAATATGGTGTTAAATGCCAATTTCAAAGGGATGATATAAAGAATGAAATGGTAAACAAAGTAAAAATAACAAAAATAAATCAAATTTTAGAAAAAAATAAAGATATTATTGAAATAGATTATGATAAGCCTATTTTTATTGTAAAGTGTGATCAAAATAAATATCATAATTTTACTATAGAACCGCACTTATATTATAATAGAAAAAGGTATAATGTTCCAATTTGCACAATATGTAATCCTGTAAGCACAAATATATCTGGTAATGAAATAATATTGTTAAATTTTATTAGAGAGAATTATAATGGTGAAATATTATTAAATAGTAGAAATATAATAAAACCATATGAATTAGATATTTATATTCCTGAATTAAAGTTGGCATTTGAGTATAATGGATTATATTGGCATTCTGATGAGCATAAAGATAAAAATTATCATTTGAATAAGACTGAATTATGTGAATCAAATAGTATAGAGTTGATACATATTTGGGAGGATGACTGGTTATTTAAACAAGAAATAATTAAATCTATTATTTCAAATAAGATGAGTAATAATATTAAAATAGATTCTAATTTTTGTGAAATTAAAGAAGTTGATGATATTAAATTGATTATAGAATTTTTAGATAAAAATCATATTAAAGGATTTATAGAATCTAAAATAAAAATTGGTTTATTTAATGAAAATGAACTTATCAGTTTGATGATATTTTCTAAAAATAAAAATAAATATGAATTATTAAGATTTTGTGATAAATTAAATATAAATGTGATAGATAGCGAAATAAAAATATTTGATTATTTTATTAGTAAACATCAACCAGAAGAAATAATTGCAGTTAGTGATAGATCAAATCAAGAAGAATTTTTTAGTAAATTAGGATTTAAAATTCAAGAAAAAACAGAGCCTAATTGTTATTTTATAAAAGATTTTGTTAGATATAAGAAAAATGAAAAGATTGAAAATGAACGAATTTTAAATATTTATGATTCAGGAAATTTAATTTATAAATTTAATATATAGAGTATGAAAATAAAATTATTTGAAAATTTTAATGAAATTGATGTTATGTATGGAGTTAGTGATTTAGATAAAAATGGTGATAAAATTGGTCTTGACCTTAGTGAAGATGAATCAGATGAATATGATCCTTTTAGTTTAGTTGATTCAGTTGTAATTTTTATGAAATATGAAAAAACACATCCAAATTTATTTATAGAAAAAATGACTACTGAAATAGTAGATAAAGAAATTATTAATGAGATTAAACTTAAACTATTATCAAACAAATATAATATATAATTTATGAAAATAAAATTATTTGAGAATTTTGATGAGATTGATTTAGATATTACTTATGAACTCTGGATAACAGATAGTAATGGTGACGAATATGAATTTAATCCTAGTAATAGTGATTTTAATAATGTTAATCCATTTGATTTTAAAGATGTTGCTAACTATTACATGAAGTATAAAAGAAAATATAAGAAACAGAATTTTTTTATCAAAAAAGTAACAAAAGAAACGTTAGATGAAAAAACTATTGAGTTATTATTAAATACCACAAAATACAATTTATAAAATATGAAAATTATTACAAATTATGG